AACAAGATGAAATTGAGTAATGTAACCATTTGCGCAATAGATTCAGTTCAGCCGGACAAAGCTAAAAAAGCCATAGAACGCAGTAAACGAAACATTCAATTTGGCAATGAATTGTTTATTGACCACATGAGTATTAACAGCCGCCAAGCGTATAGCAAATTTATCCTTCAAGAACTGCATAAATACATTCATACGGACTTTGTTTTAATTGTCCAATGGGATGGGTGGGTAATTGATGCAAACGCCTGGAAGCCCGAATTTTTAGACTATGACTACATAGGGGCAGTATGGCCTTGGCATCCTGAAGGGCTTAGGGTTGGCAATGGAGGGTTTTCCCTTAGAAGCAAGAAATTGCTTGAATTGACCGCCCAGCCTAAGTTTGTATACAAAGACTTAAATGAAGATGACCTTATTTGCCATGTTAATCGCGATTACTTAGTTAGCAATGGTGTACGGTTTGCCCCAGAAGAGTTGGCAAGATATTTTAGCTATGAAAGAGAACTTAGCAATTTAGCAACTTTTGGGTTTCATGGCGAATTTCACATGAATAAATATTTGTAGTACAATAAATTGTCGGGAATGGCATCTCAGACAAATCTGAATAGGTTACAACCCCAGTAGTTTTAGGCGGGGTATGTGTAGTTGTAGACAATCAGCGAGAAATCCTGTTCAGAAATTGTTTGCAGTTGCCCATGCCAAGGGACATACCCCTCCTAAGATTATTGGGGTTTTCTTATTCTTGACCGCCCTAAATGCTGTGGGCGTTAAAAAAATGCTAGATGGGCTAGAGGGCGTTTGGAAATGAACGCAGCGAGGGTCGACACCTGCGATAGCCTTATTAACTGGGTCAAGCCAGCATAAATACCTTGCAACGGGATACATCACTTGACATAACACCAGCTTGCTGGCGTTGGTCGTTCTATTGTTTTTTTACAACATTAGGGTTTTGGATAATAGACTTAGCTTGTAGGAAATTAGAAACTAGCATTGTTGTTTAACTTAAAGGGGATTTAAATGAAAACAATTATTGAAATAGCATTAGGTGGTTTATTAGGTCTTGTATTGGCTATTGTTATCTTTGGTGTTAATTACCTACGAACAGGTTATGTAATATGAGTTTTACTGTTTATACCCATAACGGTATGAAAGAAACGCATTGGTTTACGATAGACCAACTACTTCAATCAATGATTAATAACCCACTTGATAGGTATCATAGGAATAATTAATGAATATTACTAATCCATTTTTAATCAAAGAACCAACTGTTATAAGTTTTAGCGGTGGTCGCACATCAGCTTATATGCTTTGGAGAATTATCCAAGCCCATGATGGAGTTTTGCCTGATGAAGCTATTGTTTGTTTTGCCAATACAGGCAAGGAAGATGAAGCTACCCTTAAATTTGTAATGGATTGCGAACAAAATTGGAATGTGCCCATTCATTGGCTTGAATACACTTCAGAAAAGCCTAAATTTAAAAAAGTTTGCTCAATAACAGCAAGCAGACATGGTGAACCTTTTGAAGCGATGATTAATGACAAAAAAATGCTTCCTAACAATTTTATGAGATTTTGCACTTCCGAATTAAAAATTAATACTATTCGTAGGTATTTAAAATCAATAAATTTAGATATAGACGATGACCAACACCTTGTAGGCATTAGGGCTGATGAACAAAGGCGAGTTGCAAAAATAGGACTTTCTATGTGTCCTTTAGCACAAGCTGGCATAACTAGCAAGGATGTGGGAGATTTTTGGGAAACACATAGTTTTGATTTGGGGTTGCCAAAAGTAGGCCAAAATAAACTCTCTAACTGCGATTTATGTTTTATGAAAGGTGATAAAACTCTTTTTTCGTTAATACAAGATAAGCCTGAAAGGGCTAATTGGTGGATAAAAATGGAAAATAAAATGAAACTTCATTCAAAAGCTGAGAACAAATCTACAGTAACTTTTAGAAAAAATTCTTTAAGTTACGCAGATATGGTTGAATTTGAAAAAAATCAAGGAAATTTATTTTCTGATGAAGCAATGTCTTGTTTTTGTGGTGATTAATTTAAAAAAGGGGAAGATAATGTTTGATGAGTTTTGGTCTTTGTACCCAAGAAAGATTAGCAAAGCAACTGCAAGAAAAGCCTGGTTAAAATTAACCGCAGAACAACAACTCTTAGCAGCCAAAGCTATTGACAATCATTGCCAATATTGGAAAGCTAAAGAAACTGAGTTAGAGTTCATACCATATGCAGCTTCTTGGCTTAACGCTGAAAGGTGGGAAGATGACATTATTATTGAACCCAAGAAAGAAAAGATTGATAAGAAATGGATGTTTAGCAATGAAGGTATTGTCGCCAAAGCAAGAGAATTGGGTGTTTTGGGCAATGGTTATGACTCTTATGACAGCCTTAAAAACAAATGTATGAACAAGCTAAACATGAGTGCGCTGTAAGATATTTGTGTAATTTACGACACAAAAAAGGGTTGGCATGGTTTCGCAATTACATTGCAGACAAGAATTTTAGCCAACAGTTATTAAATGATTTTTATACAGCTTATAAAGCTGGCAACAAAGGGGAATGGGGATGCTTGAAAGGTATATTGTCGCAGCAACAGGGCTTGGGTATTTGGTCGTAGGGTTAGCCCAATATTTCAAAGGGTCAAACAGTAACGCTTTAATTTGGATTGGCTATGCTGCCGCGCAAGTCGGTCTATGGATGAATCTTAAATGAAAGACTATGACCCAAATGATGCAATCGACTTCATTTTCAAGAAAGCGCCAGATTATGCAAAGGCAAAGGGAAACCTTGCACAATTCGAGGCATTTAAACATAGCCTTAAAGCTATTGAAATGTCTAAGTCAGAAGCAACAACTATTGGGGGTAAAGAGATGGATGCGTATAAATCTCAGGCTTATCAGGAGTTATGTGAGGCCATTGGTTTGGCAACTGAGGAAACGGAAGCGCTTAGGTGGCAGTTGGAAGCAGCCAAGATGAGATTTGAAGCCTGGCGTACAGAACAAGCAAATAACCGTAATATTGAAAGACTTACTAAATGACCGACTATTCTGAAAACTACCTGCGTATACAAAAACTATTAAAGTGCTATCACAACGCAACACTTAAAAACCAATATGAAACAGCTACAAGAATAGCCCATGATTTAGCAGAAGAAACTATTAAATTAGAGTTTTCTACTTATGACCAAGTGAGAAAAACTTGGCTATCTTAATGAAATCATTGCTAGCTTCCCATGTTGATTATGGGGATTTTGTAGGAATAATTCCTAATAAGCCTACATTTACTCCTAGCGATTTAGATGGTATTGCAGAACGCAATGGTAAATTTTTTGTAATGGAATGGAAGCGCCCAAAAGAAAAAGTAAGCGTAGGTCAGCGTATTATGTTGCAAGCACTTGCTGGAAAAGCAGACTTTATTGTTGTTATAGTAATAGGTGATACAGACAATGGCATGAATATTCAAGAGTTTTTTCTTGTGCAGCCTCATGGGTCATGTATCAAAATAGGAACATCTAAGCAAGAATTTATTGATTATTACAAACAATGGTATGAATGGGCAGATGGCAAACAAAAATGAAAAGAACACTCTCCGTAAAATTGCAGAATGTGGATGTATTCTATGCTCCGAATTCTTTGGGATTGAAGGCACACCGGCAGAACTCCATCATGTTAGACGGTATGGAAATGTTCGGTCTGCATCCCCAATCCTGCCTTTATGCCCAGAACACCATCGGGGAAACTCTGGCCTTCACGGATTGGGTGTCAAGCGTTTTGAAAGAAAATACCAAATATCCTGTGAGGAGTTGCTGGAACGAGTCAGCCAAAAACTTGGAAAAGGAGTTAGCTAATGACGACATTTACCACGGAAGACCGTTTGGCAGTTGAAACTACAATTCTAGAGGGTCAAACCCCAATTCAGACGAAATACGGAAGGCTCTATTACGAAACTCCTTATCATGGTGAGTCCATTTATTTGTGCGATGACGGGACATATGAATGCACTCATGGCAAAGAACCCGAATAACTGTGTCTAGGTGACCACATTTAGCAGAAGAAATAGTAATAATGTGTTCGTAATCCCCTTCATCTGTATATAAATAAGTACCCATCACTTCTGGGTCTTTATCCACAATAAAGTTAATTTCTTCCGGCAATGGCATAGCCCACTTGTCAAACGGTTTCATGCAATAAATTGCCGAATACAAATTACGAATGATTGCAGGCGTTAGTTTCATGCTAAATGTTTAAGTTTTGCGTGAGGTATTACAGTCCTAGTATCAGTTGAATAAGCACCACAGGCTTTACATTGATAACGCTGATAAGCCCCAGTAGTAGTGTACCTAAACCCTTTACTAATCAAACTAGGTTTAGCACAAGTAGGGCATACAAAACCATCCCTATCTTTAGCCATAATTGTTTTATTTATTGGCTGTTTAATCCAAGGAAGAAGCCTGTTATATAACTTTTCAAGTAAAAGAACATCTTGAATGTTGTACTCTTTCATTGTTTTCCATGCTTTTTTATCATTAGCCATACATTTAATCCACAGCGTATGGCCTTCATGGTCTTTCTTTTTGCCCAATCCTAAACGCTGGGCTACATAATCTAATTTATTGCTAGGAAATCTAAACTGGCTTTTAACCACCCTAAGTAAGTCTATTTGTTTCATTGGTGGCGGTGGTGTCATTTTATGCAACAAAAATTCTTTGTTTAAAGTGGGCATGTCAAACTTTGTGCCGTTGTAATGGCATACTGCATCGGCATCATCTAAAAGGCTGTGGATGCCCTCTAGCATTGATTTAGCGCTACTTTGGTGTACAGAATCAAAGTAAATGTCTTTTTCGCCAAGCCATTTAGCTGAATAGCACATTGTGTATGATGATTCAAGGAGTTGGGAAAGCCCTACATTTTGCTGCCAGATTCCCCACACATGCGCCACATTGGGCGAGGTTTCTATGTCAAGCAACAGGATTTTCAATTTGTTCCCCTATAATCAATAAGTTATTGAATACTAACCGAAAATATGGCATATATCAAAAAAGTTGATAAAAATCAAAAGGATGTTGTTAAAGCGCTACGAGATAACGGTGCGGATGTCTACTTATTACATATGGTCGGCAAAGGCATACCAGATTTACTTGTGGCCTATGAAGGGCATACTATTTTAATGGAAGTCAAAGATGGCGCGCACAAAGTCTTTACACCTGAACAATTAAAGTTTATTGCTGCCTGGAAAGGTGGACATTTATACAGGGTAAATTCTAGCGAAGAAGCTGTAGAAGTATTAAAATCATTAAAACTGGAGTGATTTATGACTGAAACCGCTAATGTTGCAATGTTTGCTGCCACTATGTTGCACAGCGCAACCAATACCCATTTCTTTCATTGGTCTACAGACTCATTCTCTAAGCATATGGCTTTAGGCACTTATTACGATGAAATTGTTGGCCTTGTAGATGACTTTGTTGAAGCCTATATGGGGTGTTATGAGAAGATTACAACCTTTCCAAGCGTATACCACCAGCCAAAAGAAGCTGTTAAATACCTAGAATCCCTTAAAAACTTTGTAGATGATGCCCGCAAAGATTTGCCGCAAGAAACCCAATTACAAAACATCATTGACGAAATAGCCCAGTTAATAGACTCAACCCTTTACAAACTTAAAAACCTTAAGTAAGGAAGCATCATGCCAATGGACAAGTCTGGGTCAGCCCAAAGCGTAGGTAAAAATTACAAAACTGAGGTAGCTGCCGGCAAACCAAAAAAACAAGCATTGGCGATTGCATTGAGTGAAGAACGCACTCATGCTAAAGGCAAACGTAAAGCTAAGTTAGAAGCTGCTTACGAGAAATACATGAAATAATGATTAGTGTAATTATGCCTAGTTATCTAGGTGATTACCCTAATGCAGCAACAAATAGAGAAGAAAAACTACCAAGGGCAATAGAGAGTTTTCTAGCCCAAGAAATAGGTGAGTTGATAGTGGTAGCCGATGGGTGTGAGAAAACGGCTGAGATAGCCCGTAAATACCCTGTAAGGCTTGTTAATATACAAAAGCAACCACCCTTTAGCGGAACGCCAAGAAACATAGGAATATTAGTAGCTAAATATGATTACATTGCTTATCTAGACAATGACGATATGTTTGGTGCTAATCATTTAAAGCGTATTGCAAAAAATATAGATGCTGATTGGCTTTATTGGGATGACTATGTAAACGGTAAAATTCGCCCAGTATGGTTAGAATTTGGGCGCATAGGTACTTCTGCCATTGCCCATAAAAAAGATTTAGATTGCGAATGGGGTGATGGTTACGGTCACGATTGGGAATTTATTAAACAATTAAACAAATACCCCCCAAAACGCATTATTACTAATTACCAAGTGATGCACATACCAGGAGTCATAGACCAATAATGTTTATATTACCTACTTACAAACGCCCTGAAAAACTTAAAAACGCTATCAAAGCCTATATAGACACTAAGGCAACTGAACCTTTTTACTTGCTAATACAAGGTAATTCTGAATTATACGAGGGGATTGAATACCCCAATACTTGGACTGTAGAGGTATTAGAAAACAACATTGGACTGGTAGCCGCCCTTAATTATGTGTTTAATAAATTTCCAAATGAACCTTATTACGGGTTAACTTGTGATGACCAACAGCCTGTTACAGAACATTGGGATAAAAAACTAATGGAAAGTTTAACCCCTTGGAACATAGTTACTTGCCAAGATACGCTAAACAAGAATGATTGGAGAATGTCAGGTATTACTGCAATAGGTGGTGATTTAGTAAGATTTTCAGGTTTTATATTTCCACCTTGCACTTGGCATATATGTGGCGATGATTGGTGGGAATTGGTTACAAAAACTTGCGGCAACTGGATTAAGGTAGATGCTTTTAGCACCCACATCACCCCTGAAACTACAGGAATTGCCCCCGATGAAACTTATAAGACTTCATATACTGACTTTGACGGTCAAGTGGCACAGTACAGACATTGGTTAGAAACACATGGAAATCAATTACTTGATAAAATAAAGGGACATTTTAAGGAAGTGTGATGAGCCGCAAAGACCAAATTCGTGCCGCAGTAGAAAAGCATGATAAGCCTATTCCAAAGACTACAGTCGGCAAAGGTAAGAACTATTTGCCAACCGAACAAGGTGCAGGGATGACAGCTAAAGGTAGGGCAGCTTATAACGCGAAGAACAATGCTAATTTACAAGCACCACAGTCTAGTGGCCCAAGACACGATAGTTTTTGTGCAAGGTCAGCAGGATGGACAGGGGAACGAGGAAAAGCAGCTAGGGCAAGGTGGAAGTGCTAATGAAAAACGGTTTATACGCTAATATTCACGCAAAGCAAGAACGCATAAAAGCTGGTTCTGGCGAAAAGATGAGAAAGCCTGGCAGTAAAGGTGCGCCAAGTGCTTCAGACTTCAAGCAAGCCGCCAAAACAAGAAAAGAAGTCATTACTGACAAAATGAAGGATATGTAATGAAACACATGACAAGAAGCTACCCACCAGAGAACGCTATGCTTAGACCGCACAAAGAATCAACACTTGAAAAACAACAAAGAAAACGTCAAGAACACAATCCTCCATTAGAGTTAGCAGAAGGTGGTAAAGGAGAGATGCTTAATAAGAAAGCCAATGAAAGAATGAGGCGCAAAGAGGCTTTATCTAAGGCTATGAACAAGTACCACGACCCTGACATCGTAGGATAAATTATGGCCTGGACAGATAAATTAGCAGAATTTCTCCGTTTAAATGACGGACAGCAGGCTTATACAGGTTATCCACAGATGCAAGTGGGTTTAAATAAACCACGCCAAGCTGGCGCAATTACAGGATTTTTAGAAAGCGCTACTGGCATAGAATCTATGCAGCCTAAAAACCCTATTACAGACCCTAATTATGCTGCGTATGAACAAGGTAAAAGTTATGGGGATTTAGCAAATGCAGCTTTAATGGCAACTCCAGCAGGTGTAGCTTTAGCTAGAAACCCTCAAATATTAGCAAGGGCAGCAAGTCCTTTATATCGCCCTCAAGTTACTACAGAAGCAGCCGTAACTCCTAGCAAAACCCTTTTAAATGCTTCTGGCAATCCTGAAGCAGAATTATTAAGCGCCCAGCGTTATCAAACAGCAGCAAGCCCATCATTGTTGCGTGATGTAGCCCAAAGACAAGGTTTTTGGGAAGGTGAAAGTAATCCATTATTTGTGGCTAAAGCACAAAGAACTTTAAATGTAGGTAAAAGCCCTGCATTGTTAAAAGATGTGGCCCAGACTGCAGAAAACTTAGAACAAGCAGGTGCAGCAGTAACTAGAGTGACACCATTGCCATATGGCAATTTGTCTAAAGGTAACGCTGCATTATTGACCAGAAACGGCAAACCATTAACCAATGAAGATATTAAAGAACTTAATAAAGCATTGGGTGGTTTTGGTGATACCGTAGTCCAACATAGGGCAGGCGGAGAAGGTTTAATATTTAAAGGTGGTTGGGATGATTCTGTAAGCCTGCAAGAAATAGTAGACAAGGCTAAAACTACTATTCCAGGATTAAAAATTAGACCAGGATTATCTACCGAAGGTATTGACCGTAAATATTTTGAACGCCCTGATTATTCCCAATTTGGGGCAACACCTAGGGAAACCAACCGACAAGGCCAGCTTACCCAAGCGTTTGATGAAATGCTCAAGGCAAAGGGTTATCGCAAGGAGTAAAGTCTATAACCTTGTATTTGTTATGCAACCAAGGGGTAGATACTAAATGCTTACCCTTTGGTGATTCATTAAAATACACTTTATAAGCCTGCTCGTACTCATTCCTAGCTTTCAAAATAGCTTTATTAGAATTATTGCCAGGGTAATGAGACACATAGCTCTCACAGGCCAAAACAACCGGATTAGAGATTGCAAAGTTACCATTTTCCCATCTGGTGTAGGTTACTCGATGAACCCCCAAGAGTTCTGCTGCTTTCTCTTGGGAGACTCCTAAAATGTTTCGCCAGCGTTTAATGTCGTAAGTCATGTAAGCCCCTATTAAATTCTTGTAAATACTGCAAAATTGGTACTGCTTTATATGGACTGGATTGATTGCGCTCAAGTACATCAGCTACATTCTTGCTATATGTCTCAACAATCGCCTTATTTGTAGCTTTTTCCACAATTACCCAGGATGCTGTTTGATTTAATGAACTCATGTAATTCTCCTTATGCGTAAGCAGTCCAATGTGATGATTCATAGATTGGTTTGTTGCTAACTACTGCAACTGGCTCAATCTTATAAGCATTAGCGTAACTTGCAATTTTGATATAAGCACCCGAATCAACAGAGCTTTTTTGAATTAACTTGTTAAATGGTTTACCAATAAACTTATTAATTGCTGGTACACAATTACCTTGTAAATATCCATCAGATTCAGATAATTGAGCAATTTTGCAAAAAGCAGCAGTTTTATTGCTTACTGATAAAACTTGGTAGTAATCTACATTGGTTTGGTCGTAACCCCAAGAACTAAGGAATACATCACCAGCCTTTACACCATGATTAGCAGATGCTTCTTTGGCTTTAGCTTTACGAGTAGCTTTACGCTCTGCATGAGCGTGTACCCATTCAAAAGTCTTGGTAACTTCAGCCTGGCGCTGCTCAGCATTTTTAAAACGATAGTGCCATGTAGGTTTGATAGCTCTACCAACAAAGCATAAGCCGCCTATTGTTGGTGATTCTTTGTAGTAAATCTGAATACCTAGGTCTTGGTCATCCCATGACAACTCGTAGCCTTCAGGGATATAGCGTTGGTCTTGAATGTTTTTCATTTGATTTCCCTTTAAATAAACATTGATAAATTACTGCATGACTCCAATGTAGCAGATTGCTACAGTATTTGTATAGGGATAAACCCTAATTTTGTTAAATATTTTTATATTTGTTGCTTTTTTGCAAATGATGTAGAATATGCCTATACAAATCAACAACTTGAGAATGTATGGAAAATAAAGTGTCGAAATCTGTAGAAAAGAACTTAAATAGGGCTGGTCGTAAGGCTGGAGTGCCTAATAAAGCCACTACAGAAGCCCGTGAGGCGATTAAAGCATTACTTGATGCCAATATACCTTTTATTCAATCGTGGATTCAGAGTACCGCAGAAGGCATATTTGACGATAAAACAGGAAAGTTTATTGTTCAACCTAATCCAGCCAAGGCTTGTGAGATTGTCCAGAACCTAGTTGAATACTCAGTACCTAAGTTAGCAAGGACTGAAGTAGTAGGTGACGAGAAAGCCCCTCAACGCATGGTGGTGTCTTGGAAGAAGTAATAGATATAGAACTAGATTACAAGCCTAGGGATGTATTCTTAGACTTTCATGAAAGACAAGAACGCTGGGCTGTCATAGTAGCGCATAGACGATGTGGTAAAACTGTTTCTTGTATTAATGAGTTAATTTACAAAGCATTAATTGAAAACAAAGAGGATGGGAGATACGCTTATGTTGCACCTTATTACAGCCAAGCTAAAAACATTGCTTGGGACTACCTTTTACGCTTTTCCAAGCCAGTTATGGCAAAAGCTAACCAGTCTGAACTTTGGGTCGAACTCATTAATGGTGCGAGGATTCGATTGTTTGGTGCTGACAATGCTGATTCCCTGCGTGGTTTGTACCTTGATGGTATCGTGCTTGATGAATATGCTGATATGCGCCCTCGTATTTGGGGTGAGATTATTAGACCACTCCTCGCAGACAGACTAGGCTGGGCAGTATTTATTGGTACACCTAAAGGCCATAATGCTTTCTGGGACATATATAACAACGCGATTAAGTCAGATACTTGGTACGCTAAAACATTAAGGGCAAGCCAAACAGGGCTATTGCCACAGTCAGAATTAGACGATGCTGCCAAGTCTATGACTCAAGACCAATACTTACAAGAGTTTGAGTGCGACTTTGAAAGTGCCATCTTAGGTGCTTACTACGGCAAAGAGATGCGCCAGCTTACTGACCAAGGCAGAATACTTGACATTGAGTATGACCCTATGTTTCCTGTGCATACTGCCTGGGACTTGGGGTACTCAGACGATACGGCTATTTGGTGGTTTCAAGTGGTACATGGCGAGATTCGTATGCTTGACTACCATTCTTCTAATGGTCAGCCAGTAGCTTTCTATGCCGGCATTATTGCTATTAGAGAGAAAGAAAGGGACTATGTTTATGGTACTCATTACTTACCTCATGATGCCCGCGCAAAAACATTAGCGTCAAATAGAAGCATAATTGAACAACTTTCAGACAAAATTGCGTTAAAATCTATGAAAATAGTGCCAAGTTTGTCACTTCAAGATGGAATACAAGCAACACGATTAGCATTAACTAGGGCTTGGTTTGACCATAGATGTGAGGATGGCATTGAATGTTTAAGGCAATACCAGCGTGAGTACGATGAAGATAAGAAAGTATTTAGGGATAAACCTAGGCACGATTGGACTTCTCATGGCGCTGATGCCTTTAGGATGTTAAGCATTGCCTGGAAAGAAGAAGCTAAGTTACCCTCAAAAGAAGAACCAATTAGAGGGCTGTTTGTAGGTAAAACCGATGTAAGCCTAAATGATATGTGGAAAGATACCAAAATCAAGACGGCAGGGAGAATTTGATGGCAAATGATAAGGCAACTGTAAACCACAGTTACGAGGACTGGTATAAAACCATTATGGGCTATGAACGCAGCTTTAAGCGTTGGGAAGCCAGAGTTGACCGCATAGTTAAAAAGTACAAAGATGATTCCCGCTACGACAGAAACCCTAATGCACGATTTAACATTCTCTGGAGTAATGTTCAGACTATTCAGCCAGCTATCTTTGCAAGACTTCCTAGACCTGATGTTAGCCGTAGATTTAGGGACAATGACCCTATAGGCAGAGTCGCATCAATGATGCTTGAAAGGGCATTAGAGTTTGAATTAGAACACTATGGCGACTATAAGTCTGCTATGAATAACAGCGTATTAGACCGTTTATTAGGTGGTCGAGGCGTTAGCTGGGTGCGTTACGAACCGCATATTGTAGGCGAAGAATCAGGTATGACGGATGGCGACACACCTGAAGATGGACTTAGCGTTACTGAAGATACCGATGAAGCCGAAACTGAAGGCGGCATGGAAAATGAGTCTGAGGAGCGCATAGAGTATGAGTGCTGCCCAGTAGACTATGTTCATTGGAAAGACTTTGGACACACCGTTGCTAGAACATGGGAAGAAGTAACCGCAGTCTGGCGTAAAGTTTATATGTCGCGCCCAGCCCTTGTTGAACGCTT